GGCACCGGGAGCAGGAATTCCTAGTGGAGTTTGGCAGAATGTCTGGTTCTTTGACGACTACGATTGGCAACACTTTAATCGCTGGTTTCTTGGACTACGCTTCGATCCGACTAAGTGGGACGCCTACTATGGAGATGGCCTTTGTTCAGATGGGTGCCGTATATGGCGACGATCTCGTGACACGGTCGCGGTACGTTATCATTGCACATGTTTGCCAACAAGTCGGTTTCAAGATCAAAGCCACGGCTTGTCCTCATGGGACACCTGTACCGTATTTGTCACGGTGGTTTTCCAACGGCGGGTCCATGTGCGATCCTATACGGGCGTTTCCCAAGTTGCATATGAGTACCCTTCGTGGGATGACGTTAGCGCAGGCTCGGACAAACAAAGCATTAGGCTACCTTGCAGCGGATCCAAATATGCCAGGTTTGATGGACTACTGCCATTATCTGTTGAGATTAAATGCCAAAGAAACTTGTACGTACCTAACAGGCGCGGACCACGAGCTCGACTACAAGATTGCGGCAGGGCCGTGGCGGGCGTTACCGTACGACACGGCTATCGAACTGATAAGTGGACTACTCGGCGCTTCTACCAACCAATTGAGGGCGTGGATTGCCGCTGTGGCCTGTGCAGGGCCGGGCACGACTTTGCCAAGGCTGCCCAACCCAGTTGAACTGCAGAGTGGCAGTTACAAACTGTGTGATGGTAACATCATACAATACGAGTTGGACTGCACCAATGCCGCCAAAACAGCAAAGAAAGCAGACAGACCAGCGGGTGCCAGTAAGGCCAAAAGCGCAACCAAAGCGCAGGCCGCAGCCGCAACGACAGAGCCGCCAACAGCCGCAGCCAATCCTGGACCTGGGGTACCTGCCCCCAGTGCAAGTGGGGAAAGCGGGGTATGTGATACCACCGCCGACCCCAGTGCCGGGCAACCTCGCGTTGCGGGGGTGCCAAGTTGCCATCACTGCGGTCGACGGGCCACTGTGGGTCCAGGGACCGACAGTGAACACGCCAGTCTTGGAAGACAAGACAGTGATTGTGCAGGTGCCGTCAAATGTGTTGATGACGCATCTGAGTGGTACCCCGACCGAGTGGCCGATGCCCCTTAAGTTGACCCAACTAACCCCACGTGACGAAACAACCACCGTGTTGATTAAATATCGCAACGTTTGGAAGGCGTGACCCTGCTGGGGCCGCCCATTAGATTCAAATGTTGAGCCCATATACCTCGTGCTGCGAGGATTAGATGTTTGTTGTCTATTTTGTTAGTGCCCGATGAATAATGCCGGTGATGATGAGCCAACAAGGATGAGC